AAATAATGGTGCACATCACTGTAGTTATTATAGCAGAATATCTCAAAGCCCTCATTAGTCAAAGGTACCCTTAATGGTTCTGCTACCATCTCAGCAGTCTTTTGAGACAGCACCCATTTAGTCCTGGGGTTAGCAGCACAATGAGCTTTGTAAGCCTCAAATATCTCCATTAACTTCTCAGGAGTTTCTATCAGTTTAGGCTTAGGCATCTTTATCGTTCTCTACCCCTTTATACTTTACCTTAGGAGTGCTCTCTTCAAATAAGTAACCTAACCCAATCGAGGTATAGTACTTATGCTCATTAGCCATCTCTTCTGTGACCTCTATTGTGGTCTCATAGTTGCCATTGTAGGTAGTAATGTACGTACCTAGGTGTTCATTCTTTGTCTTCATACTGTGTTAAAATTAAAAATGTATAATAAAATGCTATCCATAACCCTGCAGCTCTACTGGCCCACTCATAGTCTAAACAAAACAAAGCAAGTCCACAGCTCAGAGCTATTAACAGGCTAAAGATACTAATAACTTGGCTCGGTTTCATACCTATATTGTAATTTGTTTATGTTTTGTTTCAATTCTTTGATCAGGTAGTATGCTGAGGTGTGAGTAATCCCGAAATAGACAGCCATTGCCCTGCTTGTAATGTATCCCTTATCTATGTAAGCTTCAAATACTATGAGCTGTATCTTATCTGTTATCTCATTCCTATAGATCTCTATCAAACCCTTGTTAAAAGAGTAGGCTCTATCCTCCCTGAGCTTATGCACCAGGTCATCATCATCTACAGGCTCAGTGTTTGGGTGCTCAATGGCTGTTATCTTATCATCTCTATGACTCTTTGATGTACTCCATAGGATCTGATACTTAATTGTATTGAGTAGGTATCCTTTCACCTTGTCAGGATCACCATCTATATTAACCACGTGTAGGTATGAGTTATTGATGACAGTATCAGCGTCTATGTAACTCCCCATCTTAGATAGGAAGTAGGCAGTGTATGCCCTCACCTCAGCATAGTTGCTGCTAATGTACTGATCTAAGGCTTTTTTCATACCATTGCATAAAGTCCTTGGACCATATCCTCCTCCTAACTGATGCACAAAAACATTCTCTAGGCTGTCTACCTTCGTACTTCTCTTTAATTTTGTAGAGTTTAATACAGCTATACTTAGTATACCTTTCACTATCAGGCATCTTAGCTATATTATCAATTAGTTCTATCTCAGCTTCTGTAAACATTCGTCTAGTATATAAGCAAGCAGTGCAGCCTGACAAGCCAGGATAAAATCAAAGGTACAAAATATAGTAAGCCAAAAAGCCACACATTTAATACATCCTAAAGCAGAGTGTATATGTATGGCTAATGGTATTCTTGTGTTATACTTAAATAAGTAGTTAAAGGTTGCTTGTAGTGGCTCAAAAGTAACAAACCACCAAGCTAAAGGTATCAGGGCTAGTAAAGTCATGGCCCAAATATAGTAATATTATTTAGAATGGCAAATCATCATCCTGCTCATCAGTTACTACTCTAGCTTCAGGTTTCACATAAGGCTCTTGAAATGTAGCACTAAAATACTTTGTACCTGCTTTACTTTCTTTTAACCATAGTGCCACCTCCATATCAGCACCATTTACATTTACCTTCCCTTTGTAGTCAGGTTGATTTTCGCTTGTCTTCTTATCATTTTTGAAGATAGCACCTGTGTTGTTCTTAGTTTCCATTGTTAATCATTGTTAAAAATTGTTAATAAATAATTGATAGTAACTACCCACCCCCACACCACAGCAGGGGTAAGCAATATTGTTAGTAGGATAATCATACGATCTTATCACTAGGCCATACTATCTCCTCACCACACACCTCTAGTGTGATAGCTTCTGCATACTCTAGGGCTTTCTTAGCCACATAGTTAGGGCTTATCCCTTGTTGGCTTAACATTAGTGCCTCCATAGCCACTAGTATAGCCTTCTCCTTAAACTCTTCTCTTTGTATCATAATTGTTTTATTAGTTCGTTAAAATATTCTCTACATTGTTCTACTCTTAATTTAATCTGCTCTATCACCTCATCATCTCTTTGTATTACAAAGGTCTTTACTCTTTTAGCATCAGGTATGTGATTGAAGCTGTGCTGTTTCTGCACCTGGTCTCTTAAGTCCAGGCTCTCCTCCATTAGGCCTAACTTATAGTGTGCACTCTTTACCTCCTGCTCTACGATAGCATGGGGTGTATTGGTTAGGCAATAGCATAACAGTGCTTCCTGCTTATCACATAAAAACATATACCCCTGCAGTTGGTAGTAGTAATCTTTGTTAGGTACCTCAGTATCGAACCAAGGGAACGTGCTGCCACTCCATGAGTTCTTTACATCCACTAGCACCTGATCAGTAACCACATCAGGAGTACCTGTTAGCCATTCATTACTAAACTGCTCTTCGTTCTTAAACAGGAAGCCTCTATCAATTACATCCATTACAAAGCTGAGGCACATATCCTCACACTCATTGCCCTTATCAGTATACTTACTAGTAAACTCTTTACGTATACCATAAACGTGTGCCAGGGCTAAGCCCTGGATATACGTCTTAGTTGTTTGTGATAGCACCTCACCCTTAGTTTTAGAAGAGGTCATTATCTTACCTATAGCTGAGCATCTAATTTTCATATCATAGGTATTAGCAACAATGAATTTATCTGAACATCTGTAAGGTCAAAGCTATCCTTTAACTTCTCTACAGTAAACTTACCATCAGCTATAGCCTTAACAGCCTCAGCAAATCTCTTTGCATCTATCTTAGGCTTAGCAGTTGTTGCTATGTGCCCATCATCATCAGTGGCTTGCAAAGTTAGCAGGCTTTGGATGGTATACCTACGAAAGTAAGAAATTTGACTACCCTGTTTTTGGGCATCTAGGTTTAAGTCCAGTGCCATACAGCTAGAGATACTAAAGCCAGTATAAATACAAACTATCTGAGTGCATACACTACCACCATCTATAGGCTGTAGTAATAACAGATCATGCTGTAATAAGATAGGCTCAACAGCTTCTAGGATACTATTGATATCAGCATAAGACTTCTTAAAGTGTGGATTAGTAGCATTCTTATGTACTTTACCGATTAGTTGTTTAGCCTTATGAAGGCGAACATAGAAGGGAGCAGGCTGCTGCTCAACCTCCTGAGGCTTTACAGCCTTAGTTGTTTTTGGTTCCATTGGTTAGTTTATTAATTGTTTACAAATATAGTAATTATTATTCTATTTTCACATTATTTTCTAAAATTATTTATTATACTTCGCCAAAGGTGGTTAATTTTGGTAGTTTTGGCTAAATATATCATACCACTCAACAAAATCATCAAAGGTCTTACTGATAATATAGATACCTCCTGCAGCTTCTATCATTAGTTGGTATTGCTTCTGTACTACACTCTGCTTATCCTTACCTATCTTAACTTCTATCTTTACAGATCTACCATAGATAGTGGCTGAGATATCTGCAGATCCTGGAGTGCCTGTGCCCTTTGTCCACTGCCCTGCAGTCTTACTACCATCGGTTCTATAGCTCTGCCTGAATACTCCCATTGTATTGATCCTTTCAGCTTGATGCTTAGAGAAGTTAAGAAAGTCAGTGATGCATCTAGTGAGCCCATTAGCTGTAGCATCTGAGTACTTAGTGAAGGGGATGATGTGGCCTGGTGCTGATGGGTACCTGTAGCTCATGTACTTCTCTTCAAGCTCATGTAGTCTTTGTTTGTTTTGTTTGTTCATTTTCTAGTCTTTTTTTATAGTTTTCTCCTTGAATCCTAGCAATGTAGTTATTGAAAGATGTGTTGAGTCCTTCTTCTTCTCTAATTTCTCTTTCAAGTTCTCTAATTTCTCTTTCAAGCTCTCTGATTTCTGAGTCGTCAATATTGTATAATTGTTTATTTCTTCCATTTCTTTCTGTTTCAAATTTTTGTATTTTAATATTACCATTTCTAATTCTTTGGTGGCAATCTCTAATTTGTTTTGGAATTTCTGATAGATATAAGCCTTCAATTCCGATTGGGTTTCTATAGTCATTTTTCTCTCTTCCATAGGTTAGTTCATAAGTTATTATTTTATATTGATTAATTTTTTCTAAATCCTTATCATCTTTAGCATGTGTTACATTGACTTCTACTATGCACATTATCTCACCATCATTATCTAAAAATAAGCAATCAGGTCTCATAGAGTAATCAGGTATTTTTGCTTTAATATATCTAGCTGCCTCAGCTTCTAATAATACTTTATCACACATAATTGTTAAATTATCTACTTGCACTGTTTTTTTCTCTTTTAAGTATTTTTGACAGTCTTTATGAAAAATTATATTTAGATCAATATCCTCACCTCTTTTAGTTTTGTAGTGCTTTCTATACTTATCACCATGTGCTACTATTATCTCATACTCTTTATCTTGATACCTAAAATAATATATATTACCCTTAACAGCATCATCAATATGTATGCTATTACCATTTATATCTTCAGCATATATCATAACTTAGTTATTTTGAACCATCTACCTACTGCACTTCTACCCTTGTCGAAGTGATACCCCTTAAACTTGCAGTACTCATTAACCATCTTAAGATACCTCTGAGCATTCAAATCATGCCATCCTCCTGTATATGTTTGGAAGTCTTGTATAGATACATTGTTATAGTGCAGCGTGTCCATTGTAATGTTACCCTCTATTGCATAGTCGTAAAACTCTTTGTTAGTAGAAGAGATAAACCTTTTGTCATTAGCATTAATTGCTACAGCTTTAACTAATCCCATTGATAAGAATTTCTGCAGGTTACTGATCATGTAGTTATCAAAGATTAACCAATCTACTACAGTCCAGCTGTCAAACAATAACCTACCATACTCATCTAGTGGGTTTCGCTGAGCATTAAAGTATTGATTAAATTCTATTTCGTGCCTTCTTCTATCATGGCTACCACCTGTACCACTTATCACATAGTTGGTAGTTATAACAATCTTAGGGCTTCTTTCAAATGGGATAAATATCTCATCTTTGTTTTTTCTGTTTACTGTTATCCCTTCTGATATTAAACTAAATAGCTGCTCAAAGTCAAAGTTTTTTTTAACATCATCAAAGGCCAGGATCTGACTATCTAAGTTCACCCTCTGATAAACAAAGTCAGACTTTTGAGGGTTGAAAGCTTTACCATCTATCTTCACAATATTTCTAATCTTACCTATAGCAGTTAGCACTAAGCTCTTACCACTACCTCCATTAGGATTATCATCTATCTCCTGATCATTAAAAATAATTGACTTCTGATCTGTTTTATCTTTATAGGTATGCAGTAGATATCCTAGGGTAGTCTCTAATGCATTTATCCTCTGCTCATCATCTGCAGATACTTTGCTTACAAAGCTCTTGAAATCATTTTCAATAGTCTTAGTAGGTTTGTAATCTCTATCAATGATTTGCCTATCCCAAATGTACCCATCTATATCTATGTAGGGCACAATATCAATCTTATCTTTTGTAATCTTAACTACTCCATTTCTGTAAGGTATGAAGCTCACATCTTTAGTATCCTGCAGCATCATTAATCCTATTGGCTCTAGCATAGATAAGTGACCATCTGTAAAGAGGTAAGGTGACTTACTGCAGTAGTTCCATACATCCACCTGCTTCTGCTTCATAAGATAAGCCAGGACAAAATCTTTAACCTGGTCCACTGAGGATAGATTAACTTTGTTTTCTATCACCCTCACAAAAGTAGGTTTCTCTGAACGTTCAGGGTAATACTTATTAAAGCCATACTTGTATAAGAAGTCACGATATTTCATAGGATCTACACTAACAGCTTTCTTATCACTAATGGCCCAAAATACATCCTCACTATTAGCTACATCTTTTTTAACATCCTTAACCACATCAGGCTTAATGTTTAACTGCTTAGAGATATCACCAGGGGAGATGCCCTCTTTTAATTTAGACTTTACTTTTATAATGGTTTCAAAATCTTCAAAATATTTAGTACCTTTATCACTTCTTTTGTATGCAGATCCTACACAGGTATTAATTTCTATTTGAGAAAAGCCTTTATCACTGTATTGATGTAAATAAAGCTTAGCAGTATTCTCACTGATACCATACTCACAAAAACAGCAAGCCACCTTAAACACCCAATTATTCCTACCATTACCAATATCACCATGATTAAACTTCATGATATTATCAATGATATTAGCCTCATTAGTCATTGGTAGCACTGGCACCTTATCAAATGAGCTATGTCCTTTCTCTTCCTCAATAAGATTAAACACCTCAGCATCTAAATTGATATAGGCTGTAGGATCATAAGACTCAAAGCACACCCTACTAACATTGCAGCTAGAAGTATCAAAGTAGTCACTATCAATAAACTCCTCAAAGGCCTTAAACCTTCTCTTATGCGTGAATTTATCTGATGGTGGTATCTTAATCACGCACTTTAGCCCTTTACCTGATGGTGATACAAATATCATAAACACATTAGGGCATTCCATTAGTCTAGCCTTCTCAGCTTTCATTACCTTACTGCTAGGATAATCATCAAAGTCTAAGATACAAAGCCCTGAGTGCTCAATAAGGCCATTATCATTTCTTTCATTAAAGGTGCCATTAAACATAATAGCCCTAAGGCTGTTTTTTAGGCTGCTGTATGTAGGATTATCATCCTCCATAGCTCTAAGAGCAGTAATCTTATCAATAAGCTCAGGGTAGCCTTTCTTTATCCTATCATAAACATCTACTACCTCTTGAGTGTAGGGAGTTTCTTTAGAATTGAATAAGGACTTGAATACAGATATCTTCATGGTTAGTTAGT